GTAAGAGTTATAACAAGAACGGAGCGTAAAAAAAATGCATCTGGTGCAGCAGTTGATGATGAAGAAGATACTGGTACTCCACCAACACTTGATACCAACATCGGTGCATCAGCTCCACCTAAACCACCTGGGTCTACAAAAGAAGAAAAAAATGGTAGGTTAGATACTAAAAAATTATCACCAATTGATTCATCATATGGTGGTGGAATGTTACACATTGAAGCAGCAAAGATGTATAATAAACTTCTTGCTAAAGCGAAAAAGGATGGTGTAAAATGGTCAGTATCATCAACATATAGAGATTATGCAGGACAAGTTGCTTGTTATGCAAAATATGGTCCAAGTAGTGCAGCAAAACCGGGGTCTTCACCACATGGATGGGGTCTTGCAATTGATTTTGGTGAAATATGTGGAGTACAGCAAAATAAAGCAAATGAATTAGGAGTAAATCGTGCATCCCCTGCTGCAGCAAAATATACTAGAAGTCATTCAAAAATTTATAATTGGTTATCAAAAAATGGTCCTACATTTGGTTGGTATAATCCATATAGATTAGCAGATGGTACAGGTATGGATGAAGCGTGGCATTGGGAATATTTTGGATTTTACACATTATCTAAAGAAGAAAGACAATCATAGTATTTACTATCCAAAATCTACGAATTATATATTTATAGAAGTAAAATAATATATTTTGTAATGGATAGTAAAAAATTAGCACAAATTATTAAGTTAGTTGTAGAACAAGAAATCAAAAAACAACTTCCAAAATTAGTAAAGGAAGAAGTTGAAAAAAAGATGAAAGTTTTACAAGAAAGAAAATCTACACCTATTGAAGATGTAGAATTAGACCCGTTTGCACTTGCAGAAAGTCTTTTACAAAAAGAAAGACAAACTCAACAAGTACAACAAACTCAAAGAGTAACCGAAGTTGCTCAAAAACAATTCACAAAAAACCCTGTTTTGAATAACATATTAAATCAAACAAAACCATTTACCTCTGCACAAAGAACAGCAGGACCAGTAGGTGGTTCATCGGTTTTAGATAATTTCCAAGCACAGCAACCAATACAAGAAGCTGCATCTTATATTCCAAACTTTATGGATGCAGAACCAGATATTGAAAGTACTATTGAAGTTGGAAATATTGCACCACAATTAGGATTGGAATCGATGAGGTCACAAATGGCTGCAAAGATGGGATATGGAGATATGGGCGGTGGTTCAAAAAGAGGTGGATTGGGAATAACAACTGGTTTACCGGGATTAGATAGAGTTCTTAATAGAGATAATTCTGAATTAGTGAAGAGGTTTAAAAAGTAATATGTTTATACCATTTGAAGTTCTAGTAGTATTTTTAATATCGTGCACTTTTGGTGGTTATGAATTTTGTCGTTTCATTAATAAATTAAGAAAAGGTAAGTGTGGTTGTGATAAATGTGGAGGTAAATAATTATGGCATATGTATTAGATAGAAAAGTTGTAAAAGATACCAAAGAGTTTAATGACTATGCTTATGGTATTACTTTACCAATTCAAAGAGGAAACACTGGATATTTTAATCAGGCGTTTTCTTCGTTTGAACAGGCTAAAGCAAATTTAAGAAATTTACTTTCTACTAAAAAAGGAGAAAGAGTGATGCAACCAAATTTTGGTACTGGATTACATGAACTTCTTTTCGAGCCAATGGATAGTGAGTTTGAAACAAAGTTACAAGAAACTATAACAAAAAATGTAAATTATTGGTTACCATATATTAACATAGAAGAAATAGATATAGAAATGACCGATGAAATGAAAGATAGACATATTGCAAATATGAATATTCAGTTTACGGTTGGTAATCAAATTGAAACACAACAAATAACATTTACGATACAAGGATAAAATAAATGGCACTAAATAGTATAACAAGAAAAAGTAATAAGGGTAGAGACATAAAATATGTTAATAAAGATTTCTCTGCATTTAGAGATAATTTGATTGAATATGCGAAAACATATTTCCCAAAAACTTATTCTGATTTTAATGAATCTTCTCCTGGTATGATGTTTATTGAAATGGCAGCATATTTGGGAGATGTTCTTTCATATTATACTGATGATTCATTAAAAGAATCAATGATGTTATATGCAGAGGATAAATCAAATGTAATTGCCCTTGCACAATATTTGGGATATAAACCAAAAGTAACATCACCAGCTTTAGTAAAACTTTCAGTTTATCAATTAGTTCCTGCAACTGGTACTGGTTTGACTGTACAACCTGATTCTGATTATTATCTTCGAATAAAAGAAGGTATGTTAATCTCTGGTCCAGCGGGTGTAACATTTAGAACAACTGAATTATTAGATTTTAATTCTGATGATGAAAGAGAAATTACAATTTATGAAAAAACAAACGGAGTTCCATCATTATATTTAGTAAAAAAATATGTGAATGCAATATCAGGTGTTTTATTATCACAAGATGTTACTTTTGGTTCTGCTCAACAATTTTCTAAAATTGATTTAGCATCTACAAATGTAATTGATATTTACGATGTTAGAGATTCTAATGGAAATAAGTGGTATGAAGTTCCATATCTTGCACAAGAAATGGTTTATGTTGATTACCCAGTTTCAGAACAAACTGATAAAGATTTAGTTCAATTTAAAGATTCAGTACCAAATGTATTAAAACTTATTAAAACATCTCGTAGATTTGTTAAACAGGTTAATGAAGATAATACTACAAGTATTATTTTTGGTGGTGGTACATCCAATTCAGATGAAACTCTTATTCCTAACTTTAAAAATGTAGGATTGGGACTAAATTCATCTATTAATAAATTAGGTTCATCGTTTGACCCAGCAAATTTCTTAAAAACAAACACTTATGGTCAGGCACCTTCAAATACTACAATAACTGTAAAATACTTAGCAGGTGGTGGTGTTGAATCAAATGTATCAAAAGGTGAATTAACTAAAATAGATAGAATTGAATTTGATGATGATGTTACATCATTTACATCACAACAATTGAGATTATACAATGCAATGAAAGCATCAGTTGCAGTTGAAAACGAAACTCCTGCAACGGGTGGTAGAGGTGAAGAAACTATTGAAGAAATTAGAGAAAACGCATTGGCAAACTTTGGTTCTCAAAATAGAGCAGTAACTCGTAAAGATTATCAAGTAAGAGCATTATCATTACCTGCAAAGTATGGTGGTATTGCAAAAGCATATTGTGCACCGGATGGTGAATTGGATAATAACTCCCCATCTTCTATTCTTGCAAACCCTGATGTATTAGATGAGTTTGCTGGATTAGTTCAACAATTAAAAAATAAGAATTCTACCGAACAAGAAATTAAAGATGAAGTTCAGAAATTTTTAATTGGTAAGAAAAATAATATACAAGAAAAGAATAACCCATTTGCAATTAACTTATATGTGTTAGGATATGATTCAAATAAAAACTTATCATTCCTTAATAGAGCAGTTAAAGAGAATCTAAAAACATATATGAACGAATATCGTTTATTGACTGATGGTGTGAATCTTTTGGATGGGTTTATTATTAATATTGGTGTTGATTTTGAAATCAGAACTTATGGTGGATACAACAAAAGAGAAGTATTAACTCGTTGTATCAACGAACTTAAAGAGTATTTCAATATAGATAATTGGACATTTAATATGGCTATTAATATATCCGAAGTAGAATTATTAATTGCAGGTGTTGAGGGTGTTCAATCAGTTCCAAAGTGTCAAATTGTAAACAAATGTTTGGGTAACTACTCTAAACACTCATATAATATTCAAGCAGCTACAAAAGGTAAAATGGTTTACCCTTCGTTAGACCCTTCAATATTTGAGGTTAAGTTTCCAAATCAAGATATTAAGGGGAGGGTTGTTTAATGTATCATTTTATAACAGCATCAAAAGATGCATCAATTTATTTACAACAACCAACACAGAATACTGGGTTGGATGAAATATTAGAGGTTTCCAAAACTTATTATGGAAGTCTTAAAGATATTGCCCGTTCTTTTATACAATTTGATTTAACTAATTTATCATCATCAATAGTATCTAACGAAATAGATTTAACATCTGCTGAATTAATTTTAAAAGAATGCGAATCATCAGAAATACCATTATCATATTCAATATATGCACATGCTGTTTCTCAAAGTTGGGAAATGGGAATTGGTACTCGTTTTGATGAAATTTCTACCGATGGTATAACTTGGAATCATAAAACAAGTGGAACAAATTGGTTATTAGCAGATTCACTTTCTGCTGGTTCTACTGGTTCATATAATGGTAGAGGTGGTACTTGGTACACATCCTCTCAAGCAACACAATCATTTGATTATGAAACATCTGATTTATCTATTAATGTAAAATCTATTGTTGAACAATGGTTGAGTGGTTCATTACCAAATAATGGATTTGTATTGAAACATAGTTCAGTTTATGAAAACGATACAAATGATTATGGTCAATTAAAATTCTTTTCAAAAGAAACTAATACTATATATCAACCAAAATTAAGAATTGGTTGGGATGATTCATCATTTACAACTGGTTCATTGACTGAACTTACATCTGATGATATTCATGTAACTTTTAAAAGATTAAAAACAAGATATAAATTAGCAAGTAAACCAGAGATTAGAGTTTTTGCAAGAGAAAAATATCCTTTGAAAACTTATACTAATTTATATGCATATAATGATGTAAAAT